TATGTGGTTCTGATATGTTTACTAATCCATTTGTGGTGGAGTCCTCGTACAATGGAGAGTTCTATGTTCCAGATGATGAGTACCAATACCTCAAACCAATCCATAAGTTTGTAGGAGATACTATCATAAAGGTGTTCTATACGAAAAAGAGAAAAGACCCTCGTGTTTCCTTCAAGAATTGGAAGAAGTACGTCAAGGTGGGCGATACGTTACACCTAGAGTTTGAGGGGTTTGACTCTCCTATTAAAGTCATTATTGACAGAAAAAATTAATTCTTGTTTCTTTTTAAAACCAATCTGGCTATGTTAAAAGCCAATCAACAAGGAGTAGATATATATGACCTATGAAACGAGCAATAGACAAGTCTTGTTAGAAAAAGAGATGCGTGAGAGTGGTGTCACAAGATACCACAAAAATAATTTTAAAAAGGCAGAGAGAGGACAGGAGAGTACCACTTCATATGGTCAGTACCTGATGACTGCCACCTTAGAAGCTCTCCAAAACGCTATTGAGGGATATGTCAAGGATTGTATGGAAGGTAGAGCAGGAAAGTCTGCAACAGGTGCAGTCCTTGTATCCTCCTTAGAACCCTCTGTAACTGCCGTTATAACTTTGAGGGTAGTGTTGAACCAAATCACCAGACAAAGGGCTTATACGTCCAGTTCTATAGCTCTAGGCATGGCTTTAGAGGACGAGATAAGGATACGAACCTTTGAGGAGAACAATCCGTACCTTTTGAGTGTCGTGATGAAGGACTTGGAGTCCAGAAGTTCGTCCTATTCCTACAAGAGAAGGAAACTTATCGAAGCTTCTAGGAGAGATGGTAACGAGTGGCAGTCTTGGACACAGAGAGACAGACTTCTTGTTGGCAATGCTCTCATAGATTTGACCATTCAGCATACAGGACTCCTGACTCATAAGATAATGATGAAGGATGGCAAGAAAAGGAGACTCCTGTTGCCTTCAGATGAAACCATGAAAGCAATCAAAGACCTTAATGCTTTCAAGGAGATTATGAAGCCTGAGTTTTACCCTTGCATAGCAGAGCCTAAAGATTGGACTTCACCTTATGAGGGTGGGTATCACACGCACAATATCCGTCCTATTACCTTAGTGAAGACTGACAACCACAACTACCTATCTGAGTTAAAGCATTTCGATATGCCCCAAGTCTATGGAGCAGTAAATGCCATGCAGAAGACAGGCTTCAAGGTTAATCAGTTTATCTTAGGAGTGCTCAAGGATATTTGGGATACAGGTATAGAACTACCTACTTTACCTCCCTCAGAAAATTATCCTATTCCCTCCAAGCCATTGGACATAGCCACCAACAAAGAAGCTAGGACACAGTGGAAAAGGGAAGCAGTAATTATCCATACGGAGAACAATCGCTTGGACTCCAAAAGGCTCTTGTTACGGAAGACCATCCAGATAGCTGATAAGTTCAAGGATGAGGAAGCCCTCTACATGGTGTACCAACTCGACTTCAGAGGACGTATCTATGCAGTGCCTAATTACCTCAATCCTCAAGGGACTGACTTTGCTAAAGCTTTGTTGAAGTTCTCTATAGGCAAACCTATCGACTCAGAGAGTGCAGGTTACCTAGCTATTCAGGGAGCTAACACCTTTGGCTTTGATAAGGTGTCCTTAGAAGAGAGGGTAGGTTGGGTTGAGGAGAACACAGACAGAATACTATCATGTGCCAAAGACCCTCTGTCTGACCTATGGTGGGCAAAGGAAGCTGACTCTCCCTTCCAGTTCCTAGCATTCTGTAAGGAGTGGCAAGGATGGATAGAAGAGGGGGAAGGTTTTGTTTCCCACTTACCTATTGCAGCAGATGGTTCTTGTAATGGTCTTCAGCATTTTGCAGCCATGTTGAGAAGCTCTACTACAGGTAAGGAAGTTAATCTTATTCCTATGGATGAACCTCAAGACATCTACCAGAAAGTAGCTGACAAGGTGACTGATAAACTTAAAACTATGGATAACCACTTTGCAAAACTATGGCTAGAGTTTGGTGTTGCCAGAGGATGTACTAAACGTCCTTGTATGGTGTTGCCTTATGGTGGAAAGCAATACTCTTTCTCTGACTTTGTTATGGATTACTTAGTAGAGCAGAGAGAGAAGGGTAACCTCCATCCTTTTGGAGAGGATGCTTTCAAGGCTTCCATCTTTCTTGCCAAAGTTATATGGGACTCTATAGCTGAAGTAGTTCATGCTGCAACTGATGCTATGGCATGGTTACAAAGGGCATCTAGGGTGGCTAGTTCGGAGGGATTACCTATACGTTGGGACACTCCTGTTAACTTCCCTGTACTACAGGCTTACAAGGCTACTAAACCTTACCGTATTAAGACCAAACTCTTAGGGTCTATCTTTCAGCCTATGATTTATAAAGAGACAGGTAAGATTGACAAAAACAGACAGGCAAACGGAATAAGCCCTAACTTTGTTCATAGCATTGATGCTAGTCATATGATGATTACGATTAACGTAGCTCAACAGTGTGATATTCATAACTTTGCTATGGTACACGACAGTTATGGTACTCATGCTTCTGATGCAGGTCAGTTATGGTGGTGTTTACGGAAAGCTTTTGTAGAAATGTATAAACAGTGTGATGTTTTAGAGGACTTTAAAACTGACCTCATGGACATACTACCTGAACACAAACATAAAGACTTAGCTGAGACACCTAGAAAGGGTGACTTGGATATAGAGGTGGTAGAAGAGAGCCATTTCTTTTTCGCTTAACAATCCACTAAGGCATTGTTTCCACTAACAAATTAATAGGGTGCATATTAGACTGACAGAAGGTTCTGTTGGTCTAAACCCTATAGGAGAAAACTATGGAAGAATTAATAACTATTTATGAAGAGTTGGATATTCAAGTTCCTTTGGATATTCAAGTTCAAGCAGTTGAAACCTATGGGTTTATAATAGAAACAGAAAATACGGAGAACCATTTTAATGGCGAATAGAGATTTTATAAATATCGTTACTCCGTCAGGTAGAGCAATATTTCCTTACTTGACAGAGCCTAACACAAAGTTCAACCCACAAGGTGAATACAAGGTGAACCTCTCTTTAGAAAAAGATGATGCTACACCTATTATTAGTAAGATTGAGGAAGCTTTAGAAAAAGCTAGAGCACTTGCTCCTCAAGGTAAAAAATTAAGAGAGGCTCAGTTACCTTACGAAGAAGAAACTGACGAAAACGGAAACTTAACTGGACGTTGTGTTTTTAAGTTTAAGAACAAGGCACAACTAACTACTAAGGATGGTAGGACAGTTACCATGAAGCCAAAACTATTTGATGCTAAAGGTAACTACCTACAAGAAGTGGAAAGCATTTGGGGAGGGTCAATCCTCCGTGTTTCTGCTGACTTAATTCCTTACTTTGTTTCTGCAGTAGGAGCAGGTGTGTCTCTCAGATTAAAAGCAGTACAAATCATTGACCTAATTAAAGCTGATGCTTCTAACGCAACATCTTATGGCTTTGAATCTACGTCAGGTTATGAGGCTACGGATGAAGCTCCTACTGCTACTGAATTTAGCGACAATGAAGAAGACTTCTAAGAGAGAGTATCGAAGTGGTCTTGAAGTAAAAGTTGCAAACGAGTTAACCCAACTTGGAGTTAAGTTTTCATACGAACCTTCAGGTTGGGTTATATACAGGAAGCCACCAAGTAAATACAAACCAGACTTTGTTTTACCTAATGGTGTGATTGTAGAAACTAAAGGACAGTTCCTGAGTAGTGACAGGTCAAAACATAAGCTTATTAAGGAACAAAACCCACACTTAGACATAAGATTTGTTTTCAGTAATTCGAGAACAAAGATTGGCAAGAAATCCAGTACAACTTATGGAATGTGGTGTGAAAGATTTGGATTTAACTATGCAGATAAAAGCATCCCTACCAACTGGATTTATGAACAACCCAAACCCAAACAGATGGAGGCAGTCAAAAAATTATTTAATGGCAAAAAGAAATAGAACAGAAAAGATAATTATTCATTGTTCGGCAACTAAGCCAACTATGGATATAGGTGCATCAGATATAGACAGATGGCATAGAGAAAAGGGATGGCTAAAGATTGGTTATCACTACGTCATCAGGAGAAATGGTCAACTTGAGGATGGCAGAGACATTGAAGATGTTGGTGCTCATGCTAAAGGCAACAATGCAAACTCAGTAGGAATTTGTATGGTTGGTGGAGTTGATGAAAACATGAAACCTGAAGACAACTTTACAGACGAGCAGTGGATTACATTAGAAACTACTGTCGATATGCTTGAAGAAAAATATTCTGGTCTTGAAGTAATTGGACACAATGATGTTTCATCAAAAGCGTGTCCTTCATTTAACGTAGGAGAATGGAATGCAAGCAGAAAGTGATTCTGTTTGTGTCCGTCACGAACCGTGTCCTAAGTGTGGTTCAAGAGATAATCTTGGAAGGTACTCTGATGGACACGGTTTTTGTTTTGGATGTGGTTATTATGAGAAAGAAGAAGGAATGGAAAGTACGCAACCCAATGGCGAGAAGTTTGACTCAGTACCGTCAAAAGGTGGTAAAGAGCAAGAAACTGTATTCAAGAAAGGGGAAGTCAAACTTTTGGCGAAAAGAGGTATCAACTTGGAAACCTGCCAGAAGTTTGATTACCGAATTGGCGAACACAATGGAAAGAAGTGCCATATAGCAAACTACTATCATAACCAAAAAGTTTTAGCCCAAAAAATTAGGATGCCTGATAAGACTTTCCAATGGATAGGAGAGCCTACAGGACTCTATGGTGAGTGGTTATGGAGAGATGGTGGAAAGATGGTAGTGGTCACTGAGGGTGAGATAGATTGTCTCTCTGTCAGCATGGCTCAACAAAATAAATGGGCTTGTGTGTCGGTAAGGAACGGAGCACAAGGAGCAAAGCGAGACATCCAGAAATCTCTGGAGTGGTTGGAGAAGTTTGAAACTGTTGTACTCATGTTCGACATGGATGATGCAGGTCAAAAAGCAGCCCAATCCTGTGCTTCTGTATTGAGCACTGGTAAAGCAAAGATTGCTAGACTACCTCTCAAAGATGCTAATGAGATGGTTCAGCAAGGAAGAATATCAGAACTTATAAGTTCGATATGGGAAGCTAAGACCTACCGTCCAGATGGCATTGTTAATGGTGAAGACCTTTGGCATACCATCTCAAATCAGGAGTTAGTTCACAGTGTTGATTATCCTTATGTGGGACTTAACGAGAAGACTCATGGTCTGAGGAAGTCAGAGCTTACAACGATTACTGCAGGTTCAGGCATAGGTAAATCTGCCTTTGTTCGTGAGATTGGTTTTAACCTAATCAAGCAAGGAGAGAGAGTTGGATTTATCATGTTGGAAGAGACAGTTAAGAGGACTGCTCTTGGACTTATGGGACTACATATGGATAGACCTTTACATCTTGGTAGTGTTTCTGTGGAAGAGTCTGCGTTACTGGATGCTTATAATAGCTGCATCGGCATGGGTAGGGTATTTTTCTACGATTCTTATGGCAGCACTTCTATCGAAAACCTTCTTAGCAGAATACGTTATCTCGCCCAAGGAGAAGAGTGTTCTTGGATTATTCTTGACCATATCTCTATTGTGGTTTCTGGTCTTGGGGATGGTGACGAAAGAAGACTAATAGATAATGCCATGACCATGCTTAGAACTCTTGTTCAGGAGACAGGTGTAGGGTTGATATTAGTATCTCACCTCAAACGTCCTGAAGGTAATAAAGGACATGAGGAGGGAGCAGTCACTTCCCTTTCTCAGCTTAGAGGAAGTCATGCTATCGCACAATTAAGTGACATGGTGATTGGCTTAGAGAGAAACCAACAAGGAGAGGATGCCAACAAGACACAGGTTAGAATACTAAAGAATAGATTTAGTGGTGAGACAGGTGTGTGTTGTCATGTTAATTACAATCCACTCACAGGACGTTTGCATGAGTGTAATCCAGATTTCAATGAAGAGAAAGTAGAGGAGTTTTAATGCATATGAAGTACAAGACAAACGAAGACAAGGTGTGTGAGTTTCAAAGAGCTATGGGACAGGACATCAATGTTGACTATTCAGCAGACCTTCTAAGGTTGCGAATGGCACTACTGAAGGAAGAGTTTAAGGAAGTGGAAGATGAAGTTCGGATTGCTATAGAGGAATGCACTAACAAAGGTTCAGTTTCTTTTGTTACTAAGACACAAATCCTTAAAGAACTTTGTGACCTTCAGTATGTCCTCTCAGGCTTTGCAGTAACTTTTGGATTAGCCATAGAACCTGCCTTTAATCGTGTTCATGCCTCTAACATGAGTAAGTTAGTAAAGGGCAAGCCTGTCAAAGATGACAAAGGAAAAGTGATGAAGGGTAAGAATTATCAGAAACCAGATTTAACGGATTTAGTATGCGATATGTCTTCGACATAGAAACCAATGGACTTATGGATGAGGTGACCACCGTTCACTGTTTAGTCCTCAAGAATATAGATACTGGAGAGATAACTGGATACACAGGTAATGGTATCTGGTCTGAAGGAGTACCTAAACTTGAGGAAGCTGAACTGATTGTTGGTCACAACATCATTAAGTATGACATCCCTGTCTTACAGAAGTTGGGGAAGTTTGAACCTAAAGGATTGATAAGAGATACACTTGTTTGCTCTCGTTTAATAAATGCAGACATCAAACAACGTGATTTCTTGGATATAAAGAAGGGTAAAATTAAAGATTTTCCTACCAAGCTCATAGGCTCACACAGTCTCAAAGCATGGGGTTACCGAATAGGAAACTACAAGGATGACTATGATGCAGGTTGGGAGGAATACTCTGATGAGATGATGAAGTATTGCTTTCAGGATTGTGAAGTTACTAACACTCTTTGGCAGAAAGTTGTTGCCAAGAAATACTCTGAACAAGCTATGGAGTTGGAGCATGACCTTGCCCAAATTATATACCAACAGGAAGTTAATGGATTTGCCTTTGACAAAAAGAGTGCAGGTCAATTATATGCGAAGCTTTCAGCAAGAAAACTGGAGCTTGAAGGAGAACTCAGAGCAGTCTTTCCAGATTGGGAAGTCAAGACTCCGTTCACTCCTAAAGTAAACTCCAAGAAGTTTGGGTATAAGAAAGATGTTCCTACCTTCAAGGTGAAGTTAATTGAATTTAACCCTGCTAGTCGTGACCATGTTGCAAACAGACTAGAAACTATTAGAGGGTGGAAACCAGAAAACTTTACTAACGATGGTAAGCCAAAGGTGGATGAGGCAGTCCTCAGTAAGTTGGACTACCCTGAAGCTAAACTCTTGGTGGAATACTATACCTTGATTAAACGTCTTGGTCAGCTAGGAGATGGCAACCAAGCTTGGTTAAAGGTAGAAAAAAAGGGACGTATACATGGAAGTGTTAATACTAATGGTGCTGTTACTGGCAGAGCTACTCATTCCTTTCCTAATGTGGCACAAGTACCTGCAGTTGGAGTTCCCTACGGAAAAGAATGTAGAGAACTTTTTACAGTCTCAGAAGGAAACAAACTTGTAGGGGTTGATGTATCTGGTCTGGAGTTGAGATGTCTAGCACACTACATGGCTAGATATGACGGAGGAACGTATGCAGAAACAGTTGTGAATGGTGATGTCCATAGTGCAAATCAGAAAGCTGCAGACCTCCCAAGTCGTTCTCAGGCTAAGACATTTATCTACGGTTTTCTCTACGGAGCAGGTGTAGATAAGATAGGTAGTATTATTGGCAAAGGTGCAAAGGAAGGGGCAATCTTAAAAAAGAGATTTCTAAAATCCCTCCCTGCTTTAGATACCTTAATTAAGAGAGTCCAAGAAGCATCAAAGAAAGGACATTTGATTGGACTTGATGGAAGAAGAGTGAGGGTCAGGGCAGAATATGCAGCCTTGAATACCCTTCTTCAATCAGCAGGTGCGTTGATATGTAAGCAATGGATAAGAGAGTTTGACAAAGCTTTACATGAAACCAATCTACATGAGCATTGTTCCCTAGTAGCTTGGGTGCATGATGAAATTCAACTAGAAGTAAAGGAAGGTATGGCAAAGGATGTCGGAGAACTCGCAGTTAAAAGTATCGGTAGGGCAGGAGATTTCTTCAGAATACGATGTGAACTCACTGGAGAGTACACAATCGGAAGAAACTGGGCTGAAACCCACTAAGAAGAATAGGAAGAAGTTTGATTTAGATTTAGCTTACGGTCAGTTGCATGAAGATAGGATTGCAGAGATGCTTCAGGACAAGAAGATTGAAGTGAAGACTGAACGAGGGATGTGGACTAAGACAGGAAACATCGCAATAGAATTTGAAAGCTATGGAAAACCTTCAGGGATTAATGCCACTGAAGCAGACTATTGGTTTCATAACTTAGCAGTAGATGATGATGTTTACTGTACCCTAGTTTTCTCTACAAAGAACTTAAAGAAAATTGTAAGTAAACTGGACAAGCATAGAGTTGTGAATGGTGGAGACAACTACGCATCTAAGATGTACCTAGTTAATCTGTCTAAGTTGTTCTCAACTGACACTCTAAAATTATATAAACAACTATCCACTGGAGGAACTAATGCCACAGAAGCTACTAATTGATGCTGACATACTGGTCTACCAATACTCAGTAACAGTTGAGCATGAAGTAGATTGGGGTGATGACGTATGGTCTTTATGGGCTGACGTTAAAGAAGCCAAAGAGTTAATCCTAAATTACCTTGAATCTCTCAAAGAGATGACAGGTGTTGATGACTTAGTATTTTGTTTTAGTCACAAGGATAACTTTAGAAAAACCATCTACCCTAATTATAAATACAACCGAAAATCAAAGCGTAAGCCTGTTTGTTATAAGCCAATTAAAGAATGGTTAATGAGTAACTACAACAGTGCTGAATGGAAAGGCTTAGAAGCTGATGATGTACTAGGAATACTTAGCACATCTAACCTAGTAGGTGAAAACAATATTGTTGTATCTGAAGATAAGGATTTATTAACTATCCCAGGATTATTATGGAGGAATGGTGAGTTACTTATTATTAAAAAAGACCAAGCAGACTACAACCATCTTTACCAGACATTAGTAGGAGATACTACTGATGGTTATGGTGGACTTAAAGGTGTCGGACATAAGAGAGCTTTAGAAATATTAAAGACTCCTACATGGGATGCAGTTCTTAAAGCTTACTTAAAAGCAGGTTACACAAAAGAAGATGCAATCACTCAAGCAAGACTAGCAAGAATACTACGATTTAGTGATTGGGATGATAAGAAGAAGAAGCCAATATTATGGAGTCCGAAATGAGTATTAAAGAAGATGAGTTAGCAGATTATGTAGATGGGATTGACCCTCAACATTACAACAAATGGAAGATAGAACCCATCACTTTTATTATGCAGAACCAGTTAGATTTTTGTGAAGGTAATGTAGTGAAGTATATAATGAGATGGCGAGACAAGAACGGTATAGCTGACTTAAAGAAAGCAAGACAGTACCTAGATTTTTTAATTAAGTATGAACAGGAGAACTCCCTATGAACTATGGTATGACTTTACCTATATCTGAAGAGATAGATGCACAAAAATACAGACAGACAGGTGAAGACTTCTATAGCAAAATAGTGAGAATTGCAGGAGCTTTAAAAGATACCCCAACGCACTTTGAAGAATTTAAAGATGCTTTAAGGTGGATGAGGTTTCTTCCTGCAGGACGAGTCCAGAATGCTATGGGGGCAGCAAGGCAAACTACTGCTTATAACTGTTTTGTTTCTGGTCAGATAGAAGACTCTATGGACTCTATTATGAAGAGGGCTACCCAAGCTGCAGAAACCATGAGAAGAGGTGGAGGGATAGGATACGACTTTAGTAAATTAAGACCTAGAGGTGACCGTATTAAATCCCTAGACAGTAGAGCTTCAGGGGCAGTGTCATTTATGAACATCTATGATGCTATCTGCCAAACCATAGCCTCCTCTGGACACAGGAGAGGGGCACAGATGGGGGTTTTAAGGATAGACCATCCAGACATTGAGCAGTTTATCACTACTAAAAATAATGGTACATCTCTCACAGGTTTTAACATCTCTGTTGGGGTGACTGATGAGTTTATGGAATGCCTAGAAAAGAAAATTCCTTTCCCTTTAAAGTATGAGGGGAAGGCTTACAAGGAGGTAGACCCTGTTGCTCTTTGGGATATGATTATGAGGAGCACATGGGATTGGGCAGAACCTGGAGTTCTATTCATTGACACCATCAACAAGAAGAATAACCTCTACTACTGTGAAACTATAGAGGCTACCAATCCCTGTGGTGAACAACCCCTTCCTCCCTTTGGTGCGTGTCTCTTAGGCTCGTTTAACCTACCTAAGTATGTTACAGGAGATAAGTTTGATTATGGAAGATTTACTGGTGACATCTATACCGTTGTCAGGGCTATGGATAATGTCATTGACAGAACTATATACCCACTTCCAGAGCAAGAGCAGGAAGCCAAAAACAAAAGGAGAATGGGGCTAGGTATAACAGGCTTGGCAAATGCTGCAGAGATGTGTGGGAAACCTTATGCTTCTCCAGAGTTTATGGAATTTACTGAGGAAGTTTTAAAAACCCTTAGAGACTATTCCTATGCTGCCTCCTCTGATTTGGCATCTGAGAAAGGTTCTTTCCCTCTCTATGATGAGTACCAATATCTGCAGGGAGACTTTGTTTCTACTTTAAGTGATTGGGTAAAGATTAAAATACAAGAACAAGGTATTAGAAATTCCCATCTAACTTCTATTGCACCTACAGGGACAATCTCCCTGACTGCAGACAATGTTTCTTCAGGGATTGAACCTCCCTTTTCTCTTTATTACGACAGAACCATACAACAGTTTGACGGTCATCAGGTACAGAGGGTGGAGGATTATGCCTATACAAAAGGAGTGATTGGTAGGACTGCAAATGAAATCTCTGCCAAAGAACATTTGTCAGTCTTATCTCTAACTTCTAAGTACATAGATAGTGCAGTCTCTAAAACTTGTAACGTAGGTTCTGATGTAACTTACGATGAATTTAAAACCCTTTACTATGATGCTTGGAAAACAGGATGCAAAGGAATTACTACCTTCCGTGCAGATGGAAAAAGATATGGTATTTTAAACGAAGTAAAAGAAGACACCCTAAAAGCAGAAGCTTGTTTTATAAATCCTGATACTGGACAGAAGAGTTGTGAGTAATAGGGTGCATATAAGAGGACTAAAAAATGTCAAACGAGAATGTAGAATATCTAAGTTTACCTACTGACGTAGTTCAATTAATAAATATACTAGACGATATTTTTCCTGAACAATCTGCTAATTTAGAGTGGACTAACAGGGAAGTATGGTTCAGAGCAGGTCAAAGGTCTGTTGTTACTTGGTTATTAGAACTGAAGCGTAGGACGGAAGACCCTAATAACATGGAGGAATAGATGTGTGACCCAATAACAGCAGCTATCATAGCTACAGTTACAACTGCAGCAGTTAGTAAAAAGTTTGCTGATGACAGTGCTTCAAAAGCACAAGATGCTTATACAAAATCTATAACAGAAACTAAACAAGCAGCAGCAACTGAAAAGAAAACTTTTGAAGAAAAAATGAAGGCTATGGAAAGCCCTGAAACACCTTTATTAATAGCTAACAAATACCAAAAAGGTAAAAAGGGGATGGATATGCTTAAAATTGCAAGACAATCTCCTAAAGGTATGACATCAGTAGGAGGCATGAATGCTCAAACTGGTGTTAATATAGCAACATAGTAGGGATTTAAAATATGCAAGAAAATATTTCCTGTGCCAAGAGATATACTAAACTCGCTACTGACAGGGAAATATACTTAGATAGAGCCAGAGAGTGTTCCGAATTAACTTTACCTGCTTTAATTACTCCTGAAGGTTTTAGTTCAGCTACAGACTTATATCAGCCCTTTCAAAGTATAGGGGCTAGAGGGGTTAATAACTTAGCTTCAAAACTAATGTTATTATTGTTTCCTCCAAACTCCCCCTTCTTCCGTTTAGCAATGGATACTAAAACTAAAGTTGAATTAGATGCTGAAGGAGAGTTAAGAGCAGAGATAGAACAAGGACTTGCCCTAGTTGAACGTGAAGTTATGGGTGAGATTGAGAACAGGGCTTTAAGAGTATATGTCTTTGAGGCACTTAAACACCTTATCATAGGTGGTAACGTACTTATACACCTTCCAAAGAAAGGGGGACTAAGGGTCTTCCCTTTATCTAGCTATGTCGTTAAACGTGACCCATCAGGAGAACTCTTAGAAATTATTATAGAAGAGTTAGTATCTCCTATGACACTTCCTGAAGGAATAGACGGTATAGATTATACGTCAGAAAAAGATGTAAAAGTTTACACTAAAATAGAAAAAGAAAATAAAGATTACTATTATGCTTACCAAGAAGTAGAGGGAGAATTAATCCCTGATTCTGATGGAAGATACAAAAATGACTTACTTCCTTTTGTTGCATTAAGAATGGTACATCTTGATAACGAAGATTATGGACGTTCTTTTGTAGAAGAATATCTAGGTGACCTTAAATCCTTAGAAGGTTTAACTGAGTCCCTAGTAGAAGCTGCTGCTGCAAGTGCAAAGCTAGTATTCCTTGTTCGTCCTAATGCCTCAGTCAAGCGAAGAGACTTAGCACAGTCTAAGAACGGTGACGTAATACTAGGACAACCAGACGATGTTAAGGTATTACAGACTGATAAATTTCCTGACATGAGGGTGGTACTAGAAACAGTATCAAGAATAGAAGATAGATTGTCTTATGCTTTCTTACTCAATACAGCTATCCAACGGAATGCTGAAAGGGTAACTGCAGAAGAAATAAGATTTATGGCTCAAGAATTAGAGTCTGCCCTTGGTGGTGTGTACTCAATTCTTTCCCAAGAACTGCAACTTCCTTTAGTAAATATACTAATGGACAAAATGCAGTCTGGACAGAAGATACCTAAACTTCCTAAAGGCACAGTTACACCAGTTATTGTTACAGGTGTAGAAGCTCTAGGAAGAGGTAACGATTTACAGAAGCTACGAGAATATGTAATTGATTTAGTTCAACTAGCTAATGTAAGTCCTGAAACCATACAAAGAATTAATTTTGGTGACCTAGTAGCACGACTAGCTACAGGACATGGAATTGATACGATTGGTTTAATTAAGACTGAAGAACAACTTCAAGCTGAACTCCAACAACAGCAGGAAGCTCAACAGCAACAAATGATGCAAGAAACAATACAGAGTGCTGCCCCTGCTGTTATGAAAGAAGTTGTCAAAGGAAATCAACAACAACCACAGGTACAGTAATGAATGACAAAAAAATATCCGAAACCAAAAAAACCGAAGAAGCCAAAAAAGTAAGCGAACCTAAATACCCTAAGTGGGAAGGTGCAGAAAAGGCTGAGATTGGTAAAAAGTATCAACTAGCTAACGGTAACATAATCCAAAAAGGTAAATTAGCTAATGGTTGAACAAGTACAAATGGAAGGTAATGTTACAGGAAGTGAGAAACCAAGTGAAGAAAATATTAGTACCACTGAAGAACGTCCTGAATGGCTTCCAGAAAAGTTTAAGTCTGGTGAAGACCTTTCCAAAGCATATACAGAACTGGAGAAAAAGTTTACTCAGTCTCGTCAGGAGTCTTCTGACCCTGCCACTGAATCTACTGAAACTTCTGAGGAAGTATCTAGCGAAAATGCTAGGGAGGTAGTTGAAAATGCAGGTTTGGACTTTGATAAAATAAGTAAAGAGTTTGCTGAAAACGACACACTTTCTGAAGAAACTTATAAAGAAATGGAAAGTAAGGGAATACCTAAAGAAATGGTTGACTCTTATGTTGAAGGACAGCGTTCTCTTGGTAATCAATACTTAAATGAAATTTATGGTTTTGCAGGAGGAGAAGAGACTTATCAAGAAATGTCCCAATGGGCATCTGATAATCTAGCTGAAGGTGAGATAGAGGCTTTTAACAAGTCTATAACTTCTCGTAATCAAGCTGAAGCTCGTCTTGCCATAGATGGTTTAATGTCTAGGTACAAAATGAATGGTGGTGTAGAACCTAACCTTGTTACAGGTAGAGCCTCATCATCTGTAGAAGCCTACGAAAGTTGGGCACAGGTTACCAAAGACATGGCTAAACCAGAATACCACAAAGACCCTGCTTTTAGAGATGCAGTTCAAAAGAAGCTCTCAAGAAGTAAGGCAGTAATGTAGTCATCCTACTCAGGATGCTTTCGTTTCCAATACAAAAGTAAAGTTAGGCTCTCTGAGGAGAATACCCTTGCGAGTAATGTTTGTTGACAGGAGACACCAATATTAATTTTAACTTAACACAGGAGACTATTATATGGCGAATGCGACCATCTCCGATATTGGTAAGGTCAATAATGCAAGTACGGCTGATGCCCTATTTCTAAAGGTATTTGCAGGAGAAGTCCTAACCAGTTTCGAACAAGCAACTGTGACTTCTGATAAACAAATGGTGCGAACCATTAGTTCAGGAAAGTCGGCACAGTTCCCAGTTATGGGTAGAAGTTCTGCCTCATACCACACTGCAGGTAATGAGATTGTAGGAACTGCCCTAAACCACAACGAGAAAGTCATAACAATTAATGACCTTCTAATATCACACCACTTCATTGCAAACATAATGGAAGCAAAAAACCATTATGATGTGAGAAGTGTCTACTCTGCCGAAATGGGTAGAGCACTGGCTTTCCAAATGGATAAGCACGTTCTTCAAACAATGCTTCAAGCTGCTGCAGGTACAGCAAACGTAGGTGACTCAGGTTACGCTTCAGGTACTATTATTACTGATACTGACTCAAACACCTCTGCGACCTCATTGATTGCTTCAATCTTTGATGCTGCCGAAGCTCTTGATGATGCTTATGTTCCATCTGAAGGAAGATTCTGCTTCCTGAAGCCTGAACAATATTACTTACTTGCTAACGCTACCAACGCAGTAAACGTAGACTTCTCAGGAAGAGGTTCTATCGCTGAAGGTACAGTCCCACAGTTGGCAGGTATCAATCTTATCAAAACCCCTCACCTACCTACTGCTAATATTACAGGTACTGGTGTTGATGCAGGTGGTGCAGGTGGAGCACAAGTAATAAACGCTTCTAATACGACTGCGATTATTGCCCACACATCTGCTGTTGGTACGGTTAAGCTTATGGATTTGGCTGTGGAGTCTGAGTACGACATCCGTAGACAAGGTACACTAATGGTAGCGAAGTACGCTATGGGTCATGGTGTTCTACGTCCAGAAGCTGCAGTTCAAATTCAGACTGCTTAAATTTAACATTAAAGCGATAGCTCTTAATTGGGTTATCGCTTTTTTTTACGTTTTAAGGATTAACAATGTCTGAAAGAAATTACAGAAAAGAGTATGACAATTACCACAGTAGTCCTAAACAAAAGAAGAACAGAGCTAAAAGGAATGCTGCAAGGGCATTGATAAAGAAGAAAAAGGGTTCAGAAGCTGTGGAAGGTAAAGACGTACACCACAAGGACGGAAACCCTTCAAACAATAGTATAGCTAACCTACGCATTAAATCAAAAAGTGCGAATAGGTCACAGAATGGATAAGGAGTTATCATGGCATTAACACCTACTACAGAGTTAGAAGCAGTTAATATAATGTTGAGTGCTATCGGTGAATCTCCTGTATCAAGTTTAAACGACCCTTCACTGGTAGATGTATCACTAGCACAATCAATTTTAAATGAAACATCAATCGACATACAGTCACAGGGTCTACACTCAAACACAGAGATTAATTACCCCATTACACCTAACGTAGATGGGGAGATAATTGTTCCTAATAATTGTGCAAGGATTGACACAGTAGGGAGCAGTAAAGACGTAGACATAGTACATAGGGGTAACCGTTTGTATGACAGGGAAAAAAGAAGTTATACATCCTTTTCAGGAACTTACTATGTAGACATGGTTCTTCTATTAGATTTTAATGATTTACCCCAACACGCTAGACGTTACATCACAGTAAAAGGTGCAAGAAGATTTCAAGGTAGATTTATGGGTTCTGATGGATTAGCAACATTTACAGAAGTAGATGAAAGAGAAGCATTAGTTGCCTTTGAAAGAGCAGAAAAATTAAACGAAGACAACAACATACTAACAGACAACTATGATGCTTTTAAGATTATAAGTAGGGGAGCACCTCGTAGAGCAGTGAGGCATTAATATGGCACTCGTAAGTACAAGTATTCCAAACCTATTAAATGGGGTAAGTCAACAACCTTCAAGTATTAGGCAGGTGACACAGGGAGAAAGCCAAGTAAATGCTTTATCTAGTGTTATTGATGGACTAATTAAAAGACCTCCTACAGAGCACATAGCAAAGATTATTAATAGTGCAGTAAGTAACGCTGCAATTCACGTTGTAGACAGAGGAACAGGGTTTCAACATATTTTAATTGTTCAGGCTACGTCTTCTTCTGCTTCAATTAGTGCTTTTGATTTAAGTGGTAGTGCAGTTACTGTCAACGCTTCTGCAACTAACCTTCAATACCTATACTGTAATGACCCTGCAAATGACCTGCAATTTTTAACTGTTGCTGATTTTACATTTGTACTTAATAAAACTAAAACAGTTGCTGCAAATAGTGCTGTAGTAAGTGGTTCACTACAAGGTACTAATTATCAAGAATTTGCAGACCTTCCTACTAATGCTACAACAGGTTATCTATATCAAGTTATAGGCTCTGAAACAAATAGTTTTGATACATATTATGTTAAAGCATTAAGTGCTAATACCTATGAGGAAACAGTAAAACCTGCAGAAACATACAAACTAGACTACACTACTATGCCTTTTTCCATTGTGCCTAGTAGTTCAGGAACATTTAATTTTACACTACAACAAAATACATGGGGAAATAGAACTGCAGGAGACTCTATCTCTGCTCCTTTTCCATCTTATGTAGGTAAAAAGTTATCTAATATGTTCTTCTATAAGAACCGTTTAGGATTTATTACAGAAGAAAATGTTGTGATGAGTGCTGCAGGAGACTTTTTAAGGTTCTTCCCAAAGACAGTTACAACTCTTTTAGATGAAGCTCCTATAGATGTATCTGTTGCCCACACTAAAGTATCTTTACTAAAACACGCTATACCTTTTAATGAGTCACTAACACTTTTTGCAGATAATACACAATTTACTATTGAGAACTTAGGCTCACTAACACCTAAGACTATATCTATTATCCCTAGTACAGAATTTGAGAATGATACAAGTGTTGCTCCAGTAGGGGCAGGAAACTACCTATTCTTTGTTTCTAGGAAAGGAGATTTTTCTAGTGTTAGAGAATACTATGTTCAGTCAGATACAGTTATTACGGATGCCTTAGAAGTGACTGCACACGTTCCTAAGTATATACCTAAAAATATAACTAAGTTAGCTACCTCTAGTAATGAGGATATTCTTGTATGCTTATCTTCTGAAGATAGGGGAAAACTTTATATCTATAAATGGTTTACTGATGGTTCTCAGAAACTTCAATCAAGTTGGTCAACATGGGAGTTTGCTACAGGGACATCTATACTAGATATAAATATTTTAGAAAATGAATTGTATTTAGTTATAAGTAGGTCTGATGGGGTGTTTGTAGAAAAAGTAAAGCTACAATATCCTAATGACACAGGACTTACTTTTAACGTCAGAGCCGATAGAAAGAACATTCTAACAGGCTCATACAATGCAGGAACAAACATAACAACTTGGACACTTCCTTACGTCTATGATGGGACAATGGTTGTAGCTAAGTCAGGAAGTTGGTCTAACCGTAAAGGTGTGGACATTACAACTACCAGACCTACTACTTCTACGATTGCAGCCACAGGTGACTATAGCTCTGCCTCAGTAATTGTAGGTGTACCTTACACCATGTCTTATCAGTTTTCTACTCAACACGTTAGGGAAAAGAATGGAACACAGTCTGTTCAGTCAGGGAGACTTCAACTAAGAACTATGAGAGTAAATTATGAGGACACAGGGTTCTTCAGAATACAAGTTACTCCAGAAGCCAGAACCACCAACGAATACGAGTTTACAGGAGTGGTTCTTAACCAAGCTAGTTCTACTATTGAAGATGTAATTCTTTCTGATGGGACTTTTCGTTTCCCTGTCCAATCAAAAAATGACCGTGTGAATATATCTGTAACCTCAGATAGCTACTTACCATGTGCATTCCAGAATGCTGAGTGGGAAGGGTTCTACCACATAAGGTCAAGAAGGATATAAATATAAATGATACGTTCTATGACAGAAGGTGACATTGATAAGTGTATAGAATTAGGACACGCAATGCACCAAGAGTCTTATTATAAACATTTTAATTACAATGAAGAAAAGTTAAATAAATTTCTTAAACTTATGATTTCAAATCCTCTCCAATATTGCACATTAGTTTGTGAACATAACAAAATAATAGTTGGGTTCTTTCTTGGTGTAAGCAGTGAACAATGGATTGGTACAGATAAAATGTCATCTGACTTAGCTTGTTATGTAATACCAGAAGAAAGAGGTTCTATTGCAGGAATAAGATTAATAAAAGCTTATGAGCAATGGGCAAGAGATATTGATGTTAAAGAAATAATAATAGGTGTCTCTACTGGCATAAATACAAAACGTACTTCAAGTTTATTTAAACATTTAGGCTATGGAGATGAAGCGTTTTCTTTTAGGAAAAGGATTTAAATATGTTACCTGTAATTATTTCTGCAGCCCTTAGTGGTGCTCAGTTAGGGCTAGGGCTATCTGCTACTGAGAACGAAGCTAAAATGGCAAAGTTAAGACGAGAAAATCTGACAGATAGTGCTAAAGAAAGTTTTAAAATTAACACTAAAATTCTTTTAAGAAAAGCTGAAGAACAAGAAAGAAGCTACGTTCAGTCTCGTATGGACACTCAGGTAGAAGCTATGGAAGCTGAGTCTGCACGAAGGGTAGAAGCAGGAGAGTCAGGTGTTGGAGGTAACTCAGTTCAGGGAGTATTAAACGATATAAAAAGACAAAAAGGCAAGATAGATGTTCGTAATAAAGTGACTTACGGTAATGTTATAGAAGGAATTAAAAACACACATACCCAACAGATACACCAAATGATTTCAGCAATTAATGGAATACCTGCTGTGCCTACTCCTGATTATTTAACACCTTTTGTATCTGCTGCTTCAAGCTTTGCAACTCCTGATAATTTAAAAGCTTTGTTTCCATCAAAGGAGAATTAGTATGGCTAGAAAACCCTCAAGACAACAAGCCGATAAGCTACGACAATATACAAAAACAAGTCAGGAAGCTTTCAATACTATTCAGGCAAATTCTGGTGCTCCAAACATAGATACAAGTTCTATAAGACAGGCAGATAATTTAAGAAATGCTTTAGGTAGTTTAAGTGGAAGTGTAAATAGAATACAAGCTACACAACAGGCAGAAAAAGATAAACTTGATATAGCAAGGTCTGACTTCTTTGCAGCAGAATTTTTAAAAGACAGAGAACTAGGTTTATATAGTAAAGCTCAGATAGGTGAAATATACCCTGATAAATCCCCCATAGTTTTAGCAAGTATTACTGAGGCAGTAGGAAGACGATGGGCTAAAGATTGGACACAGCAACAAGTAGATATAATAAATAAAAATCCTGCTTTAATTAATGATACTGCATCCAGACAGGCTGCTTTAGACTCAATTAGAGATAAACTTGCTACAGAGGTAGGAGACAGGAGTTTCTTTGGAGCAGGTGCTGTTGCAGGAATGAATGGTATCTTAAACCAGAATGAAAGTATTTGGGCACAAAAGGCTGCAAGTTATCACACTAATGTTCAGATAGAAAGTCTCTATGATAAAGTAGGAGATGTTTTTACAGCTAATATGATTACCCAAACTTCTCCTGAAGGTACTACAACAACTGCTTTAGATGTTCCTAAAACTTTATTAGAGCTAGATACCGTATTTAAAGAAACTTCCTCTTTAGACAACTTTAAAAGAAGAGAAGTAATTACCAGTGCAGTGATTGCTCATGCGATTGATAACAGGGATATGGGAGCACTTAATGCTGTTCAGGGAGTTTTACTAGGAGGAAAAGAGAAAGTAAGAATTGCTGATGCACGAAACACAGTATTAAGATTGATGGATGCAGATTTTAACCGTGCTATAAAAATGGAAGAGTTTGAAAGAAAAAACACAATTAGAAGTGAAAAGACATCTATTTTAAAGGCATGGTCTGAAGGAAAAATTGGTGATATTAAAGTTACTGATTTAACCACAAATGAAGCAAAAGATTTTTATGGAAATAAATTAAACGCAGACTTTATACCCACTTCTGAAAGTAATGTAAATTTTGATAATTATGATGATAAATTAACTATAGCAATGATGGGGGGAGATTGGTCTTTCTTTGGGTTTGAAGAGTCTCCTACTGGAGAACAACTTAGAGATTGGATAGAAGATAGAAATGATTTAAACCCCTCTGATATGGCATCCTTATCTAAGTCTGTAGATAATTATATGACTGCTTTTAAGCTTTCCAGAAGTTCTGAGTCAATGCAGACAATAGGCAATTTAACAGAAAGACTTAAAGGAGATATAAATGCAGCGAGGCAACTCGGAAAAACTTTTGGAGAAAAGTCAACATTAATAGGTAATGCAGTAGGGGATGTTGAAAGAATTTATCAGGAAACTTTAGCCAAAAAGTTTAAAGCTTACTTTCAAAATCCTGACAACGATATGTTAAGTTTTGCAAGGGATAGAGAACAGTTAGAAAACGGAGCACTACAAGTAGCTACAGAAAGATATAACTATATTAGTGAGGTTATTAATGCTGCAAGTGTAAGTTCATTACAATTAGAAAATCCAGAACAACCAAGTGTAGGTAACATTGTTGAAGGTGAAGATGGTAAATTTTATAAGTATTTAGGTGGGGATTATACACAGTCTCAAAACTACTTAGAAGCTACTGAAGAAGAAATTGCTCTTGCTCTTTCTGAAGAAGCTAGGTTAGCAGAAGAAGCTAGGTTAGCAGAAGAAGCTAGGTTAGCAGAAGAGAAACGCAAAGCTGAAGAAGAAGCAGCCAGACTAAAGGCTTTGGAAGGTGGAGAAGAAGGTGGAGAAGCGAATGAAGAGCAACTAGGATATTATCGTAAAATAATAGATGAGTCTAATGATGGGTTGCCTAGTATTTTTAAGGATACTGACGGCATTTTATCAGATGACCAATATAATTCTATTAGAAAGTCGATACATGAAATATTGTTATCTCCTCAAAATAGATGGCTACTTAAAAAGGGAGTTGGTCTTGATGAAAAAGGTAAGCTTAGAGAAGAAACTTACCAAAAAATTGAAGAGATAGTTGCTCCTCTTGTACTTGAAGGAATGAATTTAACTGGTAATGAAGATTTCGACTATTTAGGTTTGTTTGAAGGGAAGGACAATAAAACTGAGAAAGCAACAAGACATATGGTTAGGCAGTTCATAGAGAACAACTTGGATGTTCTTAGACGGAAAGCTGAAAAAGGTGATAACTAATGGCTGAGTTTAAAATTAAAAGAAACTTAGGGGTTATTGATAATAATTCTTCTTCTGGTGGTGGTTTCCAAATTAAAAGAAATTTAAGCCTTGTTAGCACAACAAGAGAACCTCAACAATTAGAAGACACTTCTAGGTTTGGGGCAACCTTTCAACCAACAGGTGACTCCCTTCAGGATAGAGATTTAATAGAAGATATTAATTTTGTTAAAGCTTCTAAAATTCTTTACAAAATGAACAATGGTAAAAATGCACTGGAAGAAAAGCCTTTAGAATCTGATGAGGACTATGCTCGTTATGGAATAGAAATGATGGGGTGGTTTAACTACAACCTCCCTAAAATGACCTTAGATGCTTCAAGAATTTCAGGAGCTAGAGGGGAACAAAAAGAAGCTTTTCTCTACATGATGGAGTCCTATGATGAATTAGGACTATCTTGGGCAGGTACTGCACGTTTCTTCAAGGGTGTTATTTTAGACCCCACTACCTATGTAGGTTTATCTACTTTTGGAATAGGAACACTTGTAGGACAAGGTGCTAAACAGGCTTCTAAGCAAGGAGTTAAAAGTCTCCTTAATCAGTCTATTAAAGGTGGAATAATAGCAGGTGTTGAAACTGGTATCTATGTAGGGGCAGATGATATTAACCGTCAGGTAGTAGAAACTGCAGTCTCTGGAGAAGAGATAGACTTATGGAGGACTGCTAAAAAGGCAGGTACTGGCTCAGTCTTAGGATTTGGATTTGGGGGAGCAGTAACAGCCATAGCTAAGTCAATAACTCCTAAAATAGCTAAGAAGACTAAAGACACAGTTAATGAAAGTGATGTAGAAAAATTAATAAAAAACATAGATGACATTGAAAGTATAACTAAAACAGCCTCCACTCCTGCAGGAAAAAGTCTTTCTGCTATGCAAAATGTTGTTAGGGCAGTCAAAAACCTAGCACCAGATGGGAAAGTTGTAGGGGTCAGAGAAGGGGTTCAAAGCCTAGATGAATTAATTGAAGCTACTGCCCCTATTAAAAAATTAGTGGCTGAAGCAGGGTCAAAAAATCCTGATAAGATAGAAGCTTATTTAAGAAAAACTGAATTTACTGACGGACAGGCACAAGCATTAGAAACTGTTACCTCACAAACACTTACTGCACTAAAAGCTAAAATATCTAATTTACTTGATGTTAGAGGGGCATTAGATACTAAAGCTTCAAAATTAAAAGGTAATGAAAAAAAGCCAATAACTAAACAATCTAAAAAAATTCAAAAACAAATAGAAGAATTACAAGACCTTACTAAACCAATAGAAGATGTTTACTTAGCTTCCTCTACTTCTGTAGGTAGAAGATTAAGAGCAATGCAAGAAGGTTTAAACACAGGTGATTTAAGAGGTGTTCTTCCTGAAATTCTTATGAAAGAAAAAGGATTAACTAAAGAGGCAGCAGAAAAAGAATATCAAAATATAGTAAAAGGTAAATTAGCAGAGTTTAATAAAAAAACAGAGATAAGGGAACTCAATGTTAAGGCAGAAGCAGCCTACCAAAGAGGAGATATATCTACCTATGTAAAAGCTAAACAAGAGTTAATGAAGACTGAAAAAGCTTTTATGAACCAACAGTTAAGAAAAGAAAAAGGTTACATAGCAGATATATGGAATACTGTTAATGCTCCTATAAGACTGCTTAATGAAGTTATAATTAGTTTTGTATTCTCTCCTGCCACAATAATTATTAACACTGTCCCTTCTCTAGCTAAGATGATTTACAAGCCCTTCTTAAACAACTTAATGCAAAATGGGTTGAATAGGGCTTCATTAAAAATAATGGCATCAGAATACTCAGCTATGGCTTCTATAGCTCCTACTGCAATACGTTCAGGTTTGGCAGCTTGGAGATATGAAAGGTCTTTGCTTACAGGTGATACTGCACGTTTCTTTGAAGACCAAAACTTTATTCCTAAAAGATACTTAGGAGGAGTTATAAGAGTATTTCCTAGAGCTTTGTTAGCTACTGATGCGTTCTTTGAGCAAATCCATTATAGAGGGTATGCAGTTGGTAGGGCTACTGCCAATGCTTTTGAACAGGTAGCAGAATTAAAAGCTCAAGGTAAAACTTTACGTTCTAAAAAACTAGGTGAAGATGGGAAGAAAAGAGGTAAAGGAGTACAGGGTAAAAAAATAACTGAAGATGAATATATTAAAGAACGTGTAGAAGAGGCAGTTAAGGATGCTTATGAACCAAAAGAAAATGCTGTTGATGTTATTATGCAAGACGGTATTTCAAGAGGTTTATCTGGAAAGAAGTTAGATAACTACATAACCAAAGAGATGGAGAAAAAGTCTGACTTACTTCAATCAGCTACTGATAAGGGTGGTAGAGATTATGTTCAGGACGTTCTCTTTAAGAGAGACTTCTCAGGTAAAGGCACAGCTTCTAGCATGGCAAAAGGATATGAAAGTTTTATAAGAGAAAATCCTTATATGCGTTTAGCAGGTCAGTTGTTCTTTAGAACTCCAGTAAGAGTTTTTGAGGAAGGTATAAGGCTAACTCCAGGGTTAAACCTTATCTCTCCTAACTTTATGAAAGACTTATCTGGTAGTAATGGTTCAATGAGACAAGCCAGAGCACAGGGAGAAGCATTAATGTCTTATGCTATTGCAGGTTCAATATTCTCTCTATATTCCACTGGTAATATTACAGGTTCTAAAGGAGATAATTACAAACAGGTAAGGCAAGGCGAGAATGCAGGAAAGCTTGAACCTTACAATGTAAGATTTAGAGATGGTAGTTCTTGGAACTTTAGAAACTTTGACCCTTTTTCTACTCCAGTAAAAATTATTGTAAACGCTTTAGAAAGAGCAGAAGTTTTAGCTTACAGAGCAGAACAAGGTGAACGAGTTAATGAAACTGAAATACAAAAGGTTCAAGCATACATAGCTATATCTGTAGGCTCAATAGCAACATCTATACAAGATGCTAATTTGGCATCAGGTGTAGATGCTATGATTAAATTATTTGAAGATATGCAAGACCCTGAGTCTTCAGACCAAATGGTTAAGTTTGTAGGACAAAAAATACAAACTCTTATTCCTAATACTTATTATAAGTTTCAGATACAACAAAATCCTATCTTATCAGACCCTGTTACTTTAGAGCAGTTTATTAGATACAGAGTTAATCCTGATGACCCACTTGTACCTAGACAATACACAGCATTAGGTAGAGCAAGAACTTTGTCTAATCCTAGAGCAGCCCTTTACTACTTTGACAGAGTTACGGAAGTTGAAAGGCAAAGAGGTGTGCCTAAAAAGGAATTAGAAGTAGAAGAGTTTTTGTATCGAATGTCACAGGCTCATAACGAAAACTTTACTGCTCCTTACAAACAGGCTAACTACCCATTTGATTTAAGATTACAAATGACATCAGATGGTAAAGAAACATGGTACGACAGGTGGCAACGCTATGTGCATGAGTCGGATATAGTTGATGTCCTTCATCCACTACGAACACTACCTATGGGTACTGAGTCACAAAGTTCTACAGCAGGATTAAAGGTAAGAAGTATTATTAATATATACAGAAAATCAGCTTTTATCCGTTTAATTGAAGAAGAGAGAGCAATGAGTGCTATTATCCAATCTAAACAAAGAAAAGGTGAGTCTAAGGCAGGGCTTAATGAAGTATTCAACATACCATTTAGTAATTAACAAGGAACAATAAATATGGCATATGCTTTAACTAAATATACAGGGAATAATAGTACCACAACATACACCATAGGGTTTACTTATCGTTCCACTGATGACGTAGTTGTGACATTAGATGGTGTTACAAAAACAATTACAACTCACTACACATTCCCAACTAGCAGTCAGATACAGTTTGGTACTGCTCCTGCTAATGGGGTAGCTATTCAGTTCACCAGAAGTACAAGTCAGACTACAAGGCTTGTGGACTACCAAGCAGGTTCTGTCTTTAAAGAGTCAGACTTAGATACGGACAGTATTCAGTCTTTCAACATGGCTCAAGAAGCTATCGACAAAGCTAACGATGCTTTGGCAAAGACCCTGACTAACGTCTACGATGCAGGAAGTGTAAGAATAACCAATGTAGCTGACCCTACGTCTGCACAGGATGCTTCTACAAAGGCTTATGTAGATAGTCAAATATCCACTGGGGCAACTAATGCAACGAATGCTGCAAATAGTGCAACTGCTGCTTCAACATCTGAAACCAATGCAGGAAACTCAGCAACTGCAGCAACAAATGCTAAAAACGCAGCAGAAACAGCTAGAGATGCTTCAGTAACTGCAAAAACTGCTTCAGAGACTGCTAAGACTGCTTCAGAAACTGCTCAATCAGCATCAGAAAGTGCTAGAGATACGTCAGTAACTGCTAAAAATGATTCGGTAACTGCAAAGACTGCCTCTGAAACTGCCAAGACTGCTTCTGAAACAGCTAGAGATGCTTCAGTAACTGCCAAGACTGCTTCTGAAACAGCTAAGACTGCTTCTGAAACTGCTGAAACCCTTTCACAGAATTGGGCAGTTAAAGTAAATGGAGAAGTAGAAACAGGTGAAGGTTACTCTTCTAAGGCATGGGCTTTAGGAGGAACAGGAGTAACAGACACTGCAGGTTCTGGTTCAGCAAAGGAGTGGGCAACAGATACGACTAACCAAGTCGATGGTACTGAATACTCAGCTAAAGAATGGGCTATAGGTAGTCAGTCAGGACAGAGTAATGGTTCTGCTAAACAGTGGGCTATAGGTGGAGGAGGAAGTTACGCTACTAATACTGCAGTCTCTGGAGGTGTTTACTCAGCTAAGTATTATGCAGAGCAAGCAGCAGCTTCAGCCGACTCCGTAGATGACTCGTACTTAGGTGCAAAGTCCTCAGACCCCTCCGTAGACAATGACGGAAATGCCCTTCAGACAGGTGCATTGTACTATAACTCGTCTAGTACAGATTTGAAAGTTTGGAATGGTTCTGCATGGGAAGTTGCAGCAGTTAGTACAACAGGCTTACCCACTGCAGGGTTCACGATTGCTATGTCGATAGCGTTATAACAAAGGAAAGATAAATTATGGCTCAGAATTTTAGAAGATATGCTCTTAGGAATATAGGCACTGCAGATGCAGATGCCCCTGACGGAACGGATTTTAATTCTTACGATACAATTATAGGAATACATCTAGCTAATACTACAACCAACATGATTAAAGTGGATGTGTATTTAACTGATTACAATGATGATACTGATGATGACCCTAGTAATAACAACAAATACTATTTACTAAAAGATGCTCCAATAGCTTCTGGAGGTGCTTTACAAGTCATGGATGGTGGAGCTAAGTTAGTTGTTCAGGATGGTGACAGACTTTGGATTAAATCTGATACTGCTTCAAGTTTAGATGCTTGGGTATCTGCAGTTGATGCAATTTCTACTTAAAGGGGTAATACATGGGATATGTAGGTAATCAAACAACTACTTCTTTTACCTCAATGGACAAACAAACCATTACAGGTTCAGGGGCTACAACTTATACATTGAGCCATAGTGTAAGTTCAGAGTCTGAGATAGAAGTATTTGTAAATAATGTACGTCAAGAAGGGGGTTCTGGTAAGGCTTACACAGTATCAGCTAACCAAATTACTTTTTCAGAAGCAGTAGCAAGTTCGGACTCAATTTATGTCGTTTTTCAAGGAAAAGCTATACAGACTGTAGTACCTCCTGATGCAAGTGTTGGAACTGCCAAGATAGCAGACGATGCTATAACTACTGCTAAGATTTTAAACAATAATATAACTACTGCTAAAATTGCTAATAATGCAATAGGTAGTACCCAATTAGCACAAGCTAATATTGGATGGGAACATATTGAAACTAAAGTATGGTCATCAGGTGGAAGTGCAAACGAAGGTACTGGTCAAATAAGGTTTAAAGAATGTTTTAGCACTAATTATATTTGTTACAAACTGGTTATTGGTAGGTTACAAACTGGGGCAAATACTAATGAAGATTTTATTTTAAGGTATGCTACTGGTACAGGAGGAACTTTTACTGCTTTAAATTCTAGTGATTATTTTTGGGGAATGATGAGGCAATCTGTTGGTGGAAACTCAAGTTCTAGTTATGGTTCATCAGCTACGAGTGGTAGATTTTGGTCAACTTATTGGAATAATTCTGGTTCAGGAATACATGGTGAAATAGATTTTTTCAATATGACTGCACCAGTTATAAATTCTGTAAATACAGATAAAGGTTCTTATTATAGACCTATTCTTAAATTTAGTATGATTGGATATTCTAATAGTACAGGTTATGAACTTCAAAATGGATTAATACGATATAACACCAATCTGGCAGATGATTATGTCACAGGGTTTGTAATAGATGCTGTAGCAGATGCTGAAACAGGAACACACATGAGTCTTTTCGGCTTACGAAGCCCAGTATAAGGAAAAATAAATATGGCATTATCAAAAATAACAAATTTAGGAACTCTTACAGAAAGCATAGTATTTGATAACACGTCTAAAGGTATCCACTTAGGGGTTACTTCTGCTACTGCATCTAATTTAATGGACGATTATGAAGAAGGTACATGGACTCCTAGAATTAAGTCAGAGTCTGGAGAAGGTACTGGAACAGCTTACTCATCTCAGCAAGGAAGATACACTAAGATTGGCGATTTAGTCCACTGCGATTTTAATGTTAATGTTAGTACTGAAGGCTCATTTTCTGGTTCTTATTTAATGCTTGCAGGTTTACCTTTTTCAATTAGTAGTAATGTGCCTACAGTTAATTTAGCAATGTTATATTTTTATGGTTTAGACGATAGCGTAATAACAATAGGTTTACAGGCAGACGGAGGTTCGGCACAAGCCTACATTTGGTCTAAAACAAGTTCAGGTACACAACGTGAGTATCTTTCAATAACAGGTATTGGAACAGCAGAACTTACTGGACAGTTTAGCTATAAAGTTTAATTACGCTTAGTGGATTCTAAGCACGGACATTTAATAACAGGAGAATAAAGTGGCAATTACAAAACGTACAGAAGAAGATAAAATTGAAGTGGTAGGAGAATTTAAACACATTAGTGTGAGAACTGCCACTGTTATTGAAGAAGATGGTAAAGAAATATCAAGAAGTTTTCATCGTCACACTGTATCACCAAATAGCGATAGTTCAAAAGAGAGTGCAGACGTTAAAGCAATGGTTACACAGTTTCATACAGATGCAGTTAAGAAAGCATATACTGACCACTTAGCAAAGGGAGTATAAAATGCCCTATATAGGAAATACTAATCCAGTAGGAGAGTATATATTATTAGACTCCCTTACTGCTAGTGCAACAGCTACTTATGCACTTCAAAGGGGTGGTGCAGCGTTTACTCCTGCAACTGCAAATCAATTAATAGTAAGTTTAAACGGAGTCACCCAGTCCCCTGTAAATGCGTTTACTGTGTCTGGTTCTAATTTGGTTTTTGCAGAAGCATTAACGTCCTCAGACAGTATAGATTATGTACTTTGTTTAGGAGAAGTTGGTAACTCTGTTGTACCTACTACAGGCTCAGTTGCAGGTACACACTTATCAAGCACTATTTACAGAGAAGGTATAAGGATTAATGGTTCTGCAATCACAACAAATACTACTATAGCTTCAGGAGAAAGAGGAATGGTAGCAGGTAATATAACTATAAATAGTAGTGTTACCTTAACAGTTAATGGGGAGCTAACAATTGTCTAAACTTCATGTAAACGAAATCAACGCTAAAGACTCTGCTAATACTGCGATGACTATTGATAGTGGTGGAAAAGTTTTATTTCCAAATACTCCTAGATTTCATGCAAGGCTTTCTGCTAACCAAAGCATACCTGACTCTGCGGATACTTTGCTTCAATTAAATACTGTTGATTATAATGTAGGTAGTTATTATGATACTAGCACCTACAGATTTACTCCTCCTGCAGGAGTATATTGTATTACTTTTATGGTTACGATTAATAGTTCAACTCCTGATTATGTTTTAGCAAGAATTTTTAAAAATGGCTCTAATGGTATTTTAGATAATAGAGGTATGGAAAGTAATGCCGCTAACGCTTATGTTTCTTGTAATGGTACAGTTCAAACATACTTAAACGGAACGGATTATATAGATTTTCGTGTTCAACATAATGTGAATAGTGCTGCAGACGCATCATCAACTGTTGGGCAAACCTTTGCGTGTGGGTTTTTAATAGGATGAGGAAAATATTATGAGTGGAATAATACAAGCAACAAATTTACAAGTAGATAATATAAAACATAGTGGTGGTACTACTGGGATGACTATTAACAGCAGTGGTGACATTATAGAAACTAATTACGAGTTAGATAACTGGAGACTTACAGCAAATTTTTTAACTAATAGCGCTACAATTACAGGTTGGTCAAGTAATAATGGTTTAACAGGTTGGTCTAAAATAGGCACTGGAATGACTGAAAGTTCTGGGGTATTTAGTTTTCCAAGAACAGGTCTTTACTCAGTAAGAGCACACGCATCATTTATTTTAACGACTGATGATACAGGTTGTAAGTTTCAAACTTATGTTACATTAAATAATAGTTCTTACAGTCAAGTTGCTGAATCTACGTCAGGTATAACTGATAGTACAAGTACAGTTCAAGGAGCATACTCTGAAATTTTTGTAAATGTTACTGACACTTCTAATGTAAAAGTAAAATTTGTTTTAGCTTCAGCCGCAACAGATAATGGAATGTATGGTAATAATAGTTTTCAACGTACTGGAGTATTTTTTGAACGTAAGGGAGCATCACAATGACAAGTACTTTAAAAGTAGACAATATAGCCCACACTGGCGGTACAACGGCTATGACTATCAATAGCAGTGGGTTAGTGTTACCTAAATCTTTAATACTTCAAGCCATTGCTACCAACACAGACCAATCTATTTCTGCTAATACGGACACAAAAATTGAATGGGAAACTGTTGTGGTAGATACTGGTAGTTATTGGGATAGTACTAATCACAGATATACTCCAAGCGTTGCAGGGTATTACTTATGTTCTGGAACAATAAGGTCATCAGGAAATTCTGTATCTAAAAAACAAATAACTTGGCGTAAAAATGGGTCAGCTGTTCTTGAAGCTCGTTATCAATTAACTGCTGACTATTTGACAAGCAATAATCTTCCTGCACCAACTACAATAATTCAACTTAATGGTAGTGGGGATTATATAGACATTACATTTATTTCTGAGGAGGCAATGACAGTATCTAGTTCTAATGAACCATCTCACTCAGAGATTAACATTATATTGGTACATGCAACATAGGAGGCACACATGGCACTAACTAAATTAAATTACACTGGGCAAGGTGTTGTTCCTGTATCTAAAATGCCTACTGGAAGTATAATTCAAACTGTTTTTGCAGCAGGAGCTAGTAGCACTAAAGGGTTTGGAAGTTCTACTGCGTATAATTCAACTACATTTCAAGATATAGATGGCTCTACTCTCAATATAACACCATCTTCTACTAGCAGTAAAATATTAATTTTAGCTTCAAATCATGTATATGCTCCAGATTTATCAGCTAACAGTTGGAGAGGAGCTAATATAAATATATTAAGAGATTCAACAGTTATTTCAGACGAAACAGGTAACTATGGTGCAGGGATTCTTCTTGAGGGCGATAACGATAGAATAATGTGGCACTCTGCTAGACAAATTATTGATAGCCCATCAACTACTTCACAAATTACTTATAAATGTCAAGTGGCAACTATATATAATACTCAAGCTGTATATGTAAATAGAGATAGTTATGGGTCAGGTGGGCATCTTATGGCAATGGAAATAGCAGGATGAGTGTAGAGCCAGAATTAAAAGTTGAACTGGAACTTGAAGCCCATGAAAAGGAGTGTGCTATTCGTTACCAAATGGTTGAGCAAAGATTATCAGAATTAAATAAAAGACTGTGGCGATTAGAAGCCATGATTATGGGGTCTACTTTAGTAATAATAGCATTAGCATCCTCAGTATTTATGAAACTTTAATATAAAGGATAAAGTAATGGATGTTAAACTTTCTATAGGACTTGCTATAACTCTTGTAGCACAAGTTTCAGCAGCAGTATGGTATGTAGCACAGACTGATTCTACAATTAAAGACCTCACTTCTACTGTTGCAGAACTAAGTAGCACGATGGCTATTGAAGAGTCAGTAAACTTAAAAAGAGATGTTGATGCTAATTCGACAAATATTACTAGTATTGACTCTGATGTAAAGACTTTAGGTAATCATATGGCTGTAGGTATTGGAGATAGGAATGATGTTTTAAGAAGAATTAGTATTCTGGAAACAGAAGTAAGGTTTATTCAGAAAGAACTAGATAGAAAGTATTAAAAAATGATTGACCCTATTTCAGCATTTGCTGCAGTTAGTGCAGGACACGGTGCTATAATGAAAGCCGTAAAAATGGGGAAAGACTTAGGGTCTTTATCAGGGGCTATTTCAAGGTACGCTAAAGGTGAGGCAGAACTACAGTTCGGAGAAAGCAGACAAAAGAGTAGTAGGTTCTCTGTAGCAGAGGACTCAGCCATTGAGAAGCATTTTAAAAAAGAACAAATGCGACAAATGAGAGATGAACTTAGAAGCATCTTTCTCCTATACGGAGGTATGGGGCAGTGGGAAAGACTACAGGCAGAAATTGCTAACGAAAGAGCAAGGATTCAAAAAGAATTACAAGAACAAGCAAGAAGAAGAGACTTAATAATTAAAATAGCAGTAGGTTCATTAGTAATGGTGTTAGGTCTTGGAATTATGATTGCTTGGGCTTTGTGGGTAAGAGGAGATTTTAGTGCTTAAAACAATAGTATTAATATGTCATTTAAATAACCCATCACAATGTATGGAGTTACATGACACAAGAGGATTGCACAAAACTTTTAACGATTGTGCAAAAAGAGCCTATCAACTACAACAAGATTTACCTAAATATTTACCACATATGAGAGCAATAGATTTTAAGTGTGTTGAAGGCAAGGAGGGCAAAGAAATATGATAAATGTGCTTTTACAAAGTCTAGTAGGTGTAGCTAGTAGTGCAGTTACAGGTTACATAGATACTAAAAAGGCTAAAGCTAAACAAAAGTTAATGAAGATTGAGGCAGAAACCTCTTTAATGGAACAACAAATTAAAGGGGAAATAGAATGGGACGTAGAAGCTGTAAAAAATTCTGGAGACTCATGGAAAGACGAGTACCTTACAATTTTATTTAGTATTCCATTACTGCTGTGCTTCTTACCTTTTACTGTCGAGTATGTAGAAAGAGGGTTTGCAGCCCTTGCTATGACACCAGATTGGTATAAATACACGTTAGGAATAATTGTGAGTGCCTCATTTGGAATAAAAGGAGCTACAAAGATGTTTGGAGGTAAGAAGTGATGGACTATGAACTTATAAACATCTTCTTATCAGTGTCTACATTAGTAGCAGTATCCGTAAATACTTGTGTAAATTTAATATATAGAATTAAAAATAAGGAATAATTAATGCCTAAAGGTTTATATGCAAATATTCATGCTAAACGAAAAAGAATAGCAGCAGGTTCTGGAGAAAAAATGCGTAAAGCAGGTTCAAAAGGTGCTCCGTCTGCTAAAAATTTTAGAGAATCAGCTAAAACAGCTAAAAGGAAACGATAATGAGTGTTAATTTAAATATATTATTTACCCAACTACATGAAGAATTAGGTCAGGTGCTACTAGAAAAGCTCCGTGACCCTGAAATAAAGTCTGCAGATTTAAATGTTATCAGACAATTCTTAAAAGATAATGATGTAGTAGCCATACCAACAGACTCAAATGCTCTAGGAAGCCTCTTAGATGAACTTCCATTTGACGAGGTTACAGACAAGATAAACTAATTTGGTAGGCAACATACCTAAAAACAATTTAACCCCCCTCAGTGGGCTTTAAAATGGCTCTGAGGGCTATTGAGAGAAAGAGATAATGACAGAGATGGAAGATTTAGAAACACTAGCTTCAGAAATCAAAGAACTTGAAACAACTCTAACATCCAAGAAAAAAGATTATAGAGAAAAGAAGACAGCAGCATTGAGAGCAGCTATCCAATCTAGGGAAGAGGCTGACAAGATGGTAAAAGATGAACTTAAAGCATTAGGGTACAACACCGAAATCTCAGACCCCTTTAGTGGAGAAATCTTTCCTTTCAGGGGGAAGTTCTTCAGTAGTCCTCTTTGAAGACTGTAGGAAAACTGAAGGACTTCAAAAACTTTCTTTATATAACATGGAAACACCTTAACCTCCCTGACCCTACCCCAATCCAGTACGACATCTCTAACTTCCTACAGGATGAAACAGGGAGGAGGGTTGTTATTGAAGCATTCAGGGGTGTAGGCAAGAGTTGGATAACTTCAGCCTACGTCTGTCACCAGTTACTACTTAATCCACAGAAGAATATATTAGTTGTTTCTGCCTCTAAGACTAGGGCAGATGACTTCAGTACGTTTACTCTGAGGTTAATCCATGAAATGCCTTTGTTAGCCCACCTAAAACCTAGAGATGGGCAGAGAATGTCTAAGATAAGCTTTGATGTTGCTCCTGCACAAGCCTCTCATGCTCCTTCAGTAAAGAGTTTAGGGATAACAGGGCAGTTAACAGGGTCAAGAGCAGACTTAATCATTGCTGATGACGTAGAGAGTGCCAATAACTCTATGACACAGATGATGAGAGACAAGTTAGCAGAGACTATTAAGGAATTTGAGGCGATTATTAAGCCTAATGGAAGGATTGTCTTTCTAGGGACTCCTCAAACAGAGATGTCCATATACAACCTCTTAGATGAAAGAGGCTATAAGACTAGGATATGGACTTCAAGATACCCTGATGACCGTTTAAAGGTGGCTATGGGGTATAAATTATCCCCTACAATAGCTGAGAAAGACGGTTTAGAAGGAAAACCAACAGACCCTTTGAGGTTTGATGAAGATGATTTATTAGAAAGAGAGGCTTCTTATGGTAGAAGTGGGTTTGCTTTACAATTTATGCTTGATGTTAGCCTTTCTGATGCTGACAAGTACCCTCTAAAGCTTAACGACTTTATAGTAATGTCTGGATGTTCCTCATGGAATCAAGCTCCTGTCAATGTGCAATGGGCTTCTGGTAAGGAACAGTTAGACGGATGTAAACAATTACCCAATATAGGGTTGAAAGGAGACTACTGGTGCAATCCAATGACAATAAGTCAGGAGACTGCAGAATGGGATGGTTCGGTTATGAGTATCGACCCTGCAGGAAGAGGAAAGGACGAGACAGCTTATGCAGTTGTCAAAATGATGAAAGGGATGTTGTACCTTACGGAATGTGGTGGAACTCAAGACGGTTATCAACAGAAGTCCTTAGATGTTTTAACAGGTGTTGCTAAGAGACAGAACGTCAACAAGATTATTGTAGAAAGTAACTTTGGTGATGGGATGTTTACTCAGATACTAAAGCCTGTCCTCAGTAAAGTGCATCCAGTGTCTATAGAAGAAGTCAGACATAACGTACAGAAGGAAAGAAGGATTATAGATACCTTAGAGCCTATACTAAACCAACACAGGCTTGTAGTGGATGATAAAGTCATTACAGAGGATTATAATACTGACAATGCTTTAAAGTATAAGTTGTTCTACCAGTTAACTCGATTAACTAGAGATAAGGGTAGCTTAATACATGATGACAGACTTGATGCTCTGTCTATAGCAGTTAACTACTGGGTAGAAACTATGGATAGAAATATTGAAGATGCAGTACAAGACCATAAGAACACTTTACTTGATGAAGAGTTAGAAAGGTTTATGGAATCTGCTGTAGGAAGAAAAGCTAAGTCAGATAACTGGTTGAATCTTAGGTAAAAATTAATAGGGTGCATACTAGAGGGAACAGATATATACACTCTATTATATATTAGTTATAAGTAATTATAGAAGGGTTAGATAAAATGTATAGGTACTTTAAAAGAATTATATGTGCTTTATTAAATCGTAAGTGCAGTGATAAATGTAATTGTATGGATTAAAAGGTTTTGATAAAAAAATCTGAGGGGGTTAACGTAGATACACCTGCTGCAAATACCCCCATAGCCCTTCCCTAGTCCTCTAAAATCGTTATGGGGTGGTGGTGGTATGTCTCTATAAATGTCACTACTATCATAGCAAATCCTTATAAATAACTAGGTAACATCCGATAAGGTATCGGAAAGAATAATTGATGAAGTTTTATTGATTATTTCTTTTAGGTTTGTGTTCTTGTTTGTCTGTTTTTTTCTAATGCTTTATAAATAATTTATTCATTGCTTTACATTATTTAAAAAATACCTTAAAAGATTATTTAAGTGGGTTGCTATGCCTAGCCTTTATTTAGTTTTCTCACCTATGCTATTTGACATTGTTGGTTATAAATTAAGCTGAAATAATGCTTAATTTCTTAGAGGGTTTAAGAGATAGAGTGCATCTGTCTTGCTAGTGCTTCACTAGTATTTTTATATAAGGAACTTAAACCAATGGTTAATAATAAAATTACATTTACTCAAATTCTTTCTCTTTTAATCTCAAGAAGAGTAGTGACATTTCTTCCTAGAACTTCCGTTAAGCGTTACGGAATAACTAGAGGAAAGCAAAGTTTAGCTTTTCATTGGGGTTATAACTCAAAATATTTCTATCTAGGTAATTCTGGAAATAGAACAATGTTTATAGGGATGCCTACAATGAGATTTAACAAGTTCTTAAATGTTACTATTGAAAGGGTATAGACAATGGGTAAAACACCAAAGCCAAACTATGAAGAAGATAAACGTATCTTCAAAATAGATGTTCAAAACTACTTTGATAAGCTAGTTAAACAATCTTTCAAAAGTGATTTAAAAGGATTTGTTTTGACTGATATATGTAAAGAAATTGAAAACAAGTTTGGATATAATGCTTATGATATAGCATGGTCTTACTATATAACTCAATGTCGCTTTCCAATAGGAATAGGCACTAAGCCAGTAAGAGACTACATAAGCTAATAAAGATAGATAGAGTGGTTATAATGCTACTCTATCTCTTAAATCCTCTAGGAAGCTAAAATTTCACTTCTAAGAGGGTTTATAAAATGAATACGATAGAAACTATACATATCTCAAAAGGATATTTTAAACTGGAAGAAATAAACAGTATATCAACAGATACTTCTACTAATGAATATTGTTTAAAACAAAGTAAGATTAAGAACTCTATTTGTTCTAAATGTTACTCAATGAAAAGCTTAACTGGATATAGAAAGAATATGACTAAAGTTCTTTCTAAAAATTCTAGATTACTTTCTTCAAGTATTATTCAACAGTCTTTATTACCTACTATAAACAGTCTTTACTTTAGGTTTAGTTCCCATGGTGAATTAATTAATGAAACTCATTTAATTAATTTAGTGAACATTACAAAAAAGAATAAACATTGTACTTTCACTCTATGGACTAAAAGAACAGATTTAATTTTTAGATATTTTGATAATAACAAGAAACCTAAAAACTTAATTCTTATCTTTTCAAATAGTCTATTAGATAGACCATTAAAGAAACCACCTAAACATTTTGATAAGACATTTAATAATGTAACTGAAAAGATACCTAGTATTAATTGTCATTCTAAATGCAAAGATTGTTTACTTTGTTACACTAAAAACAAAGTTACTACTATCATAGAAAAGGTTAAATAATATGGATAAATTAGAAGATATTTTAGGGATTATTTGCATAGCTACAATCTTCATAATGCTTTGTTTTAGTCCTTTAGTTTTAGGATAAATTAAAAGGGTTACATTTCGGTGTAGCCCTTTTTTTATGTCTTATAAAATTAGTTTATTTTATGAACTGTTCAAAAAGTGAACGATTCATATTTGAAATTTGCCTAGAATTTACAGAAAATTCCTAGTCATGTTTCGTCCTGTTCCGTAGTTCTTGTTCCGTTAGTTTAATCTTGTTCCGTTTACAAAAGGGGGTGCTTTAAAATGAGAAATGATGACAAAATAAAAGATAGAATATTTATAACTTTGTTTATAATTATGATTATAGGTGGCATGGTAATAACTGCTAATATCTAATAAAATAAGGGGGTTTAATAAAATGTTATGAGTAATGTTGACAAGCATTTAATTCTATGCATAATGCTAGTATATTTTCTAACTTATTTAGTGGAGTATTTAACATGATTGAAGACGAAGACATTAAGAGAGTTACCAAAGAAGAAGCTTACAGTAAATTTAAAGATTGGTTACACACCTGTCCTGTTGACTATGTACTTACTAAGGACAATGAAAAAGGTGACATAGTTGTTTATACTTTTTATATAGAAGGAGAAAAATAATGACTTTAGATAGACAAACAGTAAAAGAACTTAGAGATAAATTACAAACAGTATTAGAAGGTTTCCAAGACAGTTATGATTTAACTGTAGGTAATGCATCATTCAATGAAGATGAAGTTACATTTAAACTTAATCTACGTTTAAAGGGAGCAGAAACTAAAGAGCAAAAAGACCTTAAAACATTTGCAGTATATGACAACATAGACATAAACAAGACTGTAGATTTTCAAGGGAATAAATGGAATTTAGTTGGCTTTAATAGAAATGCTAGAAAAAGACCATACCTAGTAAAGAATTTAAACAGTAACAAAAAGTTTGTATTTGAAACTCAATTAGCAAAGAGATTATTTGGAAAGGAAGTAGCCTAATGAATGTACTTAGTTTATTTGATGGTATGTCTTGTGGACGTATCGCTTTAGAAAGAGCAAAGATTAAAGTAGACCATTACTTTGCTTGTGAGATTGATAAATATGCTTCAAGTGTTTCTCAATATAATTGGAATGATGTTGTTCCAGTTGGAGATGTTACTAATCTTCATAAGTTTCAACTTGGAGATGTAGATATAGACCTTCTAATTGGTGGCTCACCATGTCAGGGATTCAGCTATGCTCAAGGGGGTAAAGAACTTAACTTTGATGACCCAAGAAGTTTCTTGTTCTTTGAGTATGTCAGGCTCTTGAAGGAGTGTAAGCCTAAGTATTTCCTTCTTGAGAATGTAAGAATGTCCCAAGAGTCAGAGGATATTATTACTGAGTATCTTGGAGTAGAACCTATAGCCATCAACAGTAATCTTGTCTCTGCTCAGAGTAGACACAGACTATACTGGACTAACATACCTTTTGATGGACTTCCTGAAGACAAAGAAATCTCTCTAATAGATATTCTTGAGCAAGGTGTAGAACCTCAAGGTAAGTTGACCAACATTACTGACAAGGAGATGTCGAGAGATGGAATGTGTCAGGTAGGAGAGGCAGAGGAGTATGCTCACTACAGTTATAGGTCTACCAAAGCAGTCTACAGTCCATTAGGTAAGTGCCCTACCCTTCTCACTATGCAAGGGGGTAATCGTGAACCTAAAGTAGCAGTAGGACATGACGAGTGGAGAAAGCTTACAGTCAAGGAGATTGAAAGAGTCCAGACAGTACCAGATGGATACACTGAATTTGGTATTGTTGACCCTTATGACTCTGCTTTACACCTTCATCTACAACGTACACCAATCTCAAATACCCAACGTAAGAAGATGATTGGTAATGGGTGGACTGTTGATGTGCTTACTCATATTTTTGGTGGGCTACAATCCACTAAGGCAACTAAACCAGTAAAGGAAACTAGACATGAAGGAGATATTCTACACACTATGGCTCATCACTCAGCCTGACATCATGGTCAATGACACTCAGATACATGGTATCAAGTTTGAGAACCAAGAGGATTGCCTATACATGGCTAAACTTTTCAGGCAACCCAAAGACCCTATAGCCAACAAGAAGAACTGTGCCAAGATGACTAACTATTTCTTGGAGATGCCTATTCCGTTAGCTAGACCTGAGAACTTTGAAAAGCTTTTAGAAGACTACAAAAAAGAAACCCTAAAACAACAAGGATACTAAAATGATATTCAAGAATGAACTACCGTTAAACCATGAGCCTAGCTTAAACAATTATGCTCAAAAGACTGCTGATGCTATCTGCGAATTAGCTGATACAAATTGGGATTATGAGTATGAAACTTGTTGGAACTGCATTGAGCATGGTTTAGAGAATGAAGGCTTGGAGTGGAGAACTAATGATGGAGTGTGGCAATGATTACTATTACACAGACAATGTATGACAAGTCATGTATCGACTGCAACAAGACTGTCAGGGACTACCTAACAGAAG